GCGATGCACGCCACCCAAGCGCCCGTATCAGCTCGGAACACATCAGCGCAGCCCGCTGTGGCCCAAATGGTATATTCGTTGCTCACATCTGTGGTCAGGCGATGCACCGAAAAATCCCCAAGGGAGGGTGATCCGCTGGAATACCCCGCCTCAGACCACATCGACACGTCAGACAGCTCGGCCGTAGCTGTAGCCAGGTCGCCTGTATTGAGGACCGCGACACGCCAATAACGTGCGTTGCCTAGCAGGCCGTCAGGCTTTACCGCAAAGCGCCGATCATAGGCGGCCGTCCCCACCAGGATCGTGGCGGCCGTGGTCCATGTCGTGCCATCTGGCGAGTGCTGAACGGCGACAGAGGCGCTATCGGTGCCGGACGGCAGATCAATCAGGCGCAGCCCCTTCACGTCCACGATAGAGACGGCCGTGGCGGCCGCCATGTCGATCCGCAGAACCTCATAGGCAGCCGTAGTGCTGATCCCCGTGGTGGTGGTCACAAGGGTTGCCGTGTCTCCATCGGTGCCGTTGGCGGCCGTTCCACCGTTGGTGGCCGTAACTGTCTTGCCTGAAAGGCTGATGGCCGAGATTGCGCCCCGCTGGACGCTGCGATAGCTCCAGCCCTCGCGCCGCTTTGCGCCGCCCTGGGGCAACGGGACGGCATTCTCAATGATCCGAGCCGAGTTGTAGAAAAACGACACATCCTCGCGGCTCCACAGCAGCGGATCGAACTCCCCAGCGGAGAGGCTGGTTTGTGTATGGCGGGCCGTGGGCATTAGAACACACCTCCAAACCGCGCCGAGGCCATCGGGTCGTGATCGTCCAGCAAGCCGCGTGTTGGGTTGCCTGTTGCATCCGCCTCCGTTGCCTGCCCAAACAGGCCGCCGCGCCCCTTCTCTGACGGATTGCCGTAGGCGATGATGCGGTGCAGTTGCTCTTTGCTGGCGTTCTCTGTGATCGGCAGGGCTAGGGTTGCAGCCACGGCCTCAATCGCCAAGGTCAGGAAGTATCCAGGCCACTGACTTTCCGGCACGCGCCGGATGTATTCCGCAACGCATGTGGTTTCATTTGTGAACACCCAGCGATCTGCAATCTCAAACCGGAACACAGGGCCAGCGCCCACGGCAGTTGTGTTGAAAATGTTGATCGGCTTGCCCACGCGCTCGGTGCGCAGGGCTGGCATAAGAAACCCTCGCTGCCATTCGTTGACAGGGACAGCAGCGCCGTCCTCCGGCAGATCGGCCTTTGCCTTTGCGAAGCTCCAATCATAGGCAGAAAACAGCGACAAAACCGCAGGCTCATAGAGGCGGTTCACTTTCTCGGCCGTATCGCTGTCCTCCTCAAAAGAGGAGATTGAAGGCTCACCCAATCGGGCCAATGCCTGGGACGCCACGTCCACCTTGCTGTCTGTCATGTCTGCCTCCTCTTATGAAAAAGGGCCGAGACCATTACAGCCTCGGCCCCTCCTTCACCTTTCCACACCCCAGCGGATTAGGCGAATGCGTCGATGGCCGCGATAGTGACAACGCCCGACGCGATGGCCGAGACGTGGCAATCAAAATCGGCGTCAGATGCGTGGATCATGATGCGATCCCCGACCGTCAGCAGAGAGCTGCCATCGTTGAAGTATCCAGCGCCTTTGACGGCCGCCTTGTTGTCAGTGCCAGCATCGTAGGAGAACAGCTTGGTGCCGCCGCCAGAGCCGGAGTGGTTTTCCAGTTTTTGAAGATTGAAAGCCATTTGGCGATCCTTTCCGTTGATCCGTAGACGGGCGGCCGATTGCTCGGCCTGCCCTGGGGATTATGCCTCGGTTGTGGTGATTTCGACCACGCCGCCTGCGTCGATCTCAACAGACCCCGCAGAGAACAGCATGTTGGCCAGCCAGCTCGTCTTGGTCGGGATGTAGTTGACCTCCATCCGCTGATCCAGGCCGATAGCGTGACCCACGGCCGACTTCGCATAGGCAAAGTTGGTCCGGTCGTTGCCAGTCTTGTCCAGGCCGCCCTCGGAACGAGACGCGATCCATTTGAACTTCATGTTCAGGAACTCGTCAATTTCGCCGTTGGTCAGACGCAGGACCGTATTGTAGTCCGCAGACGTGACCTCGGTTTCGCCCAGCAGCGCTTCCTTGCCGTAGTGAGAGCCGACGAATGTTACTTCCTCGTCCTCGTCCACGCCATTGTCGCCCAGCAGGCGGCCAATGCGGCGCAGCTTGTCCACGTTCAGGTCAGACGCAGCACCACCCACAGAGGCGGCAACGGTCAGGGTTGTTGCAGTTGCTTCCAGCGCGTCGATGATAAGCTGATCCTCGCGGCGGCCGATGGCCTTGGCGATGGATGCGGCCAGCTCTTGGCGCTCGGAAATGTTGGTCTTGGCCTCGTCAAACACATCGGTGTACTCGGCCGCGTTCCAATCTTCCAACGTCGCTGTGGCGTTGGTGTGCTGGAGGTTCATGGGCACAACGTCAGTTTGCTTGACGCGCTTTGTGGCCATGCCTGCGCCCAGCTTGGGGAAGCGGTGAGTGGAGCCGACAACGCCAGTCTTGACGCGCACAGTGTCACGCAGCTTGGCCTTGTCCTGGAAAGCGTGCTTAACGTCAGCGTCAAAGCTGGCGATAGCCGCAACGTTCAGTGATTTGGACATTTCTGTCTCCTTCAAGGTGTCAATCTAGGGAAAGACCGAGGGCCTTGAGGGTCACGGGCCTGTCGCTGGGGCGCTGGGTGCCGTTCCTCTTTGGGTCTGCATCTTGCGACATTCATGCCACAACGCACCCGATTTAGTCAACAGGCAAGAAAAACCCCGCCAGAGCGGGGCCTAAAGTCATTGAGGCAGGTTCCTACAGGCGAGAAACCTATCGAGCAGTGCAGACCTTAAAGCACAGAACTGCGAACCGATCCAGTAGGATTTTGACCAAACGCTTTTTGCATTGCGCGTTGAGCCTCCTCCATCGCCTGGGTCTTTTCTGCACCATCCGGCAATGCCGACGCCCTGGCGTGCAGTGCGTATGCGTCTGTCTGCGTCATGGTGCCAGCGCCACCCTCGGCGGCAGGGATCGGCTTTTCGCCAAGCTCGGCCGTCATGATCCGGTAAAACAGATGGGCGCTTTCCGCAGTCCCAACCATAACGCCAAACTCGCCCAAGTCCTCGCTGGCAATCGTCCCGCGATCCACCAGCTTTTGCGCATACGTGGAAACCGTGTTCACAAGCGTTGACGCCTCTGCCCCAGAACCTACAAGCTCTGTCAGCTTTTCCATTTCTGCCTCGGCGCTGATCTGCTGCGCCTCGCCATCATCGACACCGATAGGCAGGCCGCCCTCGGCGGCTCCGGCCACAAAGTCACGCATGAAGCCAGCAAACGCTTTGTCAGGAATGCCAGCCTTGTGAGCGGCCTTGCGGGCCATGTCCACCATTGGCTTGGAGGCTTCGCTGGTCAGCTCGGCAAACACCTTGTCCGGCTCTTTTTCGCTGCCCGTGTCCTCAAACGTGTATCCGTCTGGCTTGTCCGGCACATCGCCGTCCAGCTTGTTGCCACCTTTTGACAGCGTTTTACGAGCGCCAGCATAGGCGTCATGAACCTTTTTCAGGGTCTCGTCGGCGTCCTTGCCGCGCAGGTGTTCGGGCAGGTAGTCGGGCGCGGTGTATTCGCCACCTTCGCCACCCTTGCCCTGGTCGCCTTCTCCGCCCTTATTGGCGAGGTCGAGGATTGAGCCTCCGCCCTGATTTCCCGCATCGCCTTCGCCGCCAGCACCATCGCCAGAGCCTTCGCCCTCCGATCCGCCGCCGTCACCTTCACCACCTCCACCGGAGCCGCCCTCGTCGGCTGGTGCAAATGTCCGGCCGTGGCCGAGGATCATCATTCGTCGCTGGTTCCATGTCATAGTCTTTTCGCCTTTCCGCTGGGGTGATCTTTACTCGTCGCCGGAGGCGGGATCGACTTCCTGCGCCTCTGGATACAGTTGCTTGTTGACCTCGGCCATGACGCCCGTGCGCATTTCGCGCAGCGCCTTCACAAAGTCCCATTCGCCTGTGCGGTTGCCATCCGCATCGGCTTCAAAGAATTGCAGGTCCATTTCCTTGATGAAGGCACCCATCGCGGCGTCAAACTTGCCCATCGCATTGGTGATCCGGCGCGTGCTGCCACGATTGACCTTGCGGCGCGTCAGTTTCGGGTCGCCAGGGCTGTTGGCTTCCTCAATCATGGCCTGGATTTGTGCGGCCGTTGCGGCCTTGGGAACTTCCAGCCCCAACGCTACGGCGGTTTCCGTCAGCTCTTTCTTGTTCATTCTGCGTCTCCTTTGTCCGCTTGGGTGATTTGGTCGATGATGTCGAACACAACATTGGCCTGACCTTGCCGGATGCCGTGCGTCTCTGGGGCTTGCCCTGGCTCAACAATCGTCACGTTGACAAAGCGGGCATACATATCAGCCAAGACAGCGCGTCCGGCTGGGGTGTTGAAGCAAGCGGCATAGACAGCCGGATCAATGGTGCGCGGGATCGGCTGTTGCGCCGCAGCGCCCGCCATCATCTTGCCCCAGCTCTCCATATCCGCGCCCATAAAGGCTTCGGTCAATCCATCCACGGGGTCAGCCATTAGGCGCAGCCTCCTGCTGTTGATCTATCGCAGCACCAGCAACAGCAGGATCACCGCCCTGCTGCGCCGTCGCGGCTTCGGCAATCGCTTTCTTGATCGCTTTCTTTTGCCCCTCGGTGTTGCGCACATCCAAAGGCACGTCCATCAGA